TTGTTGCTTAGTATACTATTATTTCTAATATTATGGTCCGAAGATCCGGACTAATCGCCTTTTTATCATAGTTGTACTATAGTACCTTTATTGTTTTACACGAGTGAGCTCCTTTACTGGAACTCTGTCACTCGATAGCGGATCCTTAGATCCAATCCTCGTATTATCATTCTTCCGACCCTCATGATCTTACCAGTGACATTTTTATGTCCTGCAATATTGTTAACGCACTTGAATGTGTGGTCACCGGCCATTTTTCGTTTAGTTTTTAAAAAACTTCACACCACTTCGCCGCTAAAGTTCCTATGTCACAGAATTTAGAGCAGAAAACGAAGACTAGTTCTTCGAGCACCCCTTCTAGGGGTGTAGCGGCACCGTTTAACTACGAGGAGGTAGTGTTTAATAAGCCTGATGAGGACGGGTTTATTACTGTACCAGCTAAGGGCTGGCACAAGATGCAGAAGGACTTGAGGGAGTCCATGCGCGTTGATCGCGCTAAAGAAGGCAAGGTTCCTGAGAACCGGCATCAGCCTTATAGGGAGATGAGTTCTTCCGATCGACACGCTTACCAAGAAAAGCGTGCTGAGCATCCCCAGAGGGGGACGCGTGGCAATAAGAAGGTGAGTTTGCCACAAGTTAAGAGTCGTTCGAGTTACAGTCACTTCAATCGTACTGAAGGTTCTTATTATAGAGAGGATAAGACTAAACCTAAGTACTTGCGTGATTGGGAGCGAGCCAATGTTAAGCGTGGTTATGTGAGCACCAATCCACCCAAGCCTTTTACGGAGGAGTCTTGGGGCCCAGATGAGTGGCTTAAACTCAACAATTCTCATACTTCTACTCCGGGTGAGCCCAAACCCAGTTATAAGTTTAAAGCCGTTCAAGAAAGAGATTCTTATCACCATGTGGTGGTTAAGCATTCTTATCCTGGAATGCGTGCTCAATTATCAACCGCTTACGCTGACTTAGAATCTAAAGGTGCCAATAAACAGAAGTGGCGTGTAGTACCTAACAGTGCTGCTCAATTGCTTCTTCATTTTGGTTATAGAGCCTTTCCTCCGAAGGTGTCTAAAACTTTAGTTACTAAGGCCCACATTTATTGTACGCAGCCTAGTTATCTCCC